GTTTGCCCCGGTGTCTGGGTCGCGGTATTGCAGGACGCCAAGGATATCTTCAAAGGGAGCGGTCGAGTTGTAGAACTGCACCGTCTTGTTGGCGGGCGACGGTGAGAAGCTGAAGGTCGCAGTGCTGAAGGTTGCGTTCGCGTTGTCGTCGAGCGTACAGATCGTGCCGTTTGAGAAGATCTGTAGGTTGGCATCGACATCGCAGACCACCTGCGAGTTGACCGGGATCTGAGTGCCTGAGACGGGTACACCGACTGATGAGCCAGAGGTGAGCGTGACAATGCGCGATCCGCTTGACCATCGACCGCCCCACTTGGGTTGGACAATACCCCATCGGTTCTTGATGACCATATCTTCAAATCGACGGTTCACCGCGTTGGAAACGTAGGTGGGCGGGATCAGCGCAGGGTCAATGCGCGATGCCACTCCAATGAATCCATCATCCATTCCGCCAATTTGAGGAAGGTCAGGCATATCACCGATTAGGCACGATTATCTGACGCACATACTTCTCCTGGAGCGCCACCTTGTCGATCTCCTTGGTGAGCTCAATCTCGGCTAACTCAAGAAACTGGTTGCCCAGATCGATCTTGCCGTCGACCCGGAGCATCTGGCCGGCAGCTTTGAGGCTGCAGATCTCGCAGAAGCGGTAGGGGAAAGCATAGGCACTAGCCTCGGCAGCATTGGCTAACAAGGGAGGAGTCTTACGGAACTCCAGCCAGACGTAGGGCAGTTCGTTTCCAACGAGGATGCCGTTGTCGGTGAACGTGTATGTAGCCTCCTGTTGACGCCAAGTTATCCGGGGGTCAGCAGGCCACACCGAGAATGTCTCGCCAATAGGGACGGCTCGGGTAGTGCCATCTGGGTTGGTGGTCTGCGAGATGTTGCGCAGGAACTTGTTCAGGATGCCCCAGTAGGCCGTGTTTGTAGGAGCGGTGGCGACCGGGGGAACCGCGGTGGCTTGGTAGTGCTCCTGCGTGACTGGATACAGCACAATCTGGCCCAGCGTGTATGCCGTTGTGCTGTCCCAATCGCCGTCGTTGTTGCCGTAGCTGGGCAGTGCCTCGGACCAATAGATTGAATTGATTGGGCCGCCCGGGCCGTTGCTGGTCGGGGTCTGGCCAATGCCAGGGTTGATGTTGACCCACTGGTAATACTTCTCCTCGACCTTGTAATAGACCACGTCGCCAGCGTTGTAGGTCGTCTGGTAGGAGTAGGTGGGCGCAAAGTACTCATCCTGATAGACCGTCTGCTCGGGCCAATCGAAGCACTCCCAGGCGCTCCGTAGTGACATGGAGATGAACGTGCGGAAGAAGTTGGACTCCTCGGTCGTCAGCGTTGAGAAAACGCGCCCAGTGAGCTCACAGGCACGTTGCAACACATAGTCGTAGGTGACGGTTCTCATTTCCAAGCCTTACAGGACCAATATTTAGCGGAGAGTTTAGTGCCGGGGTTGTCGCAGCCATGACGGGCTTTGAAGTTAGCTTTACGCTCCGGGAGGTGCTTTTTGATGGTCATGCCCGGGTCGCCGAAGCGCACCAGGGCAACCTTGTTGCCTTCCTTAGCGAGCACCGCGGACTTCTTGCTTTCGCCAGGGGTGGCCTTGGGCTTGTTATAACCAGAGAACTTGTTTCCCTTGTAGTTGATCATTGGCTCTTCGGTAAAACATACCAACCAGCCGGCAGAACCACATTGGATGGCCCGACCAGCTTCTTATCGGCATCGAATCCGTAGACGCTGGCCGTTGTAGGCTTGGCCAGCATCACCGGATCACCGGAAGGGACCAGGACCACCTTCGTCTGCTGGCAACCCAGGCAGATCGGCAACACGAGCAGCCAGATCATCCTTGAGTTTGTCAGGTGCTTGGCCGTGTTGAACATCGGTAGGTGGTGTTGCTCTTAGAAAGTCGAGAACAGCTCGCAGGATCTGGTAGATCCAATTCACGGCTTAGTTTCGATCACCAGAGGCTTCTCGGTTGCGTCCTTAGCCAGGATCAAACCAATACCAGCAGTGACCGCTGCGATGGTCGAGGCGATGTCCAGGTTGGTCGTAGGGTCACCATCAAAGGCAGCCCGAAGGGCACCGCCAACAGCGACAAGGATTGCACCAACACCGGCAAGAGTTGTTTTTGTGTTTTTCATTTGGATTTGAACAGCCTATAGGCTCCGTAACAGGCGCAGGCTAAGCCAATGAGCGCGGTGATAAGCTGAACCCAGTCGGTAAGCCACGGAATAAACGAAACAGCGGTGGCACCTGCCGCTGCTGCTAGGCTTAGTCCAGGGCTGGTGCTGCTGTTCGTTGGTTCCATTACTCGGATTTAGGCTTTGCTGCGTCGAGGATGATGTCGGCCAATGGAACGCCTACCTTAGCGTTCTGATAGCCACCTGCTTTGATGGCGATGTCGATGAGTTGGAGGAGGCTGTTCACCTGCTCGGTGCTGAGTTCGATCTTAATCATGCGGCGGTAGAGTCGAGAAAAGGTTCATCGTGTGCAACCTTAACCGGCGGCACCGGAGGCGGCACCGGAACCCACGGCAACGGCAGCGTCACCACCGGCGGATTGATCTGATCGTTGATCTGCTGCGTCACGTTCGCCTCGATGGCGGTCTTATCGACACCATTGGCGTAGCACCAGTTCAAGACCTGCGCTTCGGTCAGTTGGTCGTAAGGCGTGAACTCACCAGTCGGCGGCTGGAACGAGCATGAGCCGTAGCAAGTGCCGCTGTAGGTTTCGTCAGTGCCGTTGCATCGCCAGTCGGCGGTGATTACGACATCGGTGAGAGTGCCTTCGGTCGGCTTAACGAGAAGGAGTTCGATGATCCAAGAGAGGGTAGGCATAGTCGTTTAAATTAGGCGGCTGCGATTGTGGTGATAGTGCCAGAGCTTCCACGGAACTTCAGCGCACCGGACTCGACGTAGAGTTGGCCCATGCCAGCAGGGGAGGTGCTTGGAGCAGTAGCGTTTGCAAGACCAATGACCTTAGCGGCAGAGGTTCCAAATGCACTAACACCCACACCTACATTGCCGAGGTAATCAATCGTGACGGCAGTATTTCCAGCAGCACGAAGCTGCAATACTGGAAAACCGGAACTTGCATTGGCATCAATGTAACCCAAACCAGTACTAGCACCAAGTTGAATTCTATTTAAGCTTCCAGTTGTGCTTTCGATGTATCTAAAACCAATTAAGCTGCTCGCACCCTGAGCATCGACTTTGGCGTTAATAGTACCCTGCCCAATCCCCAACCCCGTAGAGTTGAGGGTCATGGCGGTGGTGCCGCTTAGAGCATGGACAATAGTAGATGCATCAAGAGTCAACTGTGTGTATGCAGAGCCGCTCCGGTTGTAGCTCTGTATCAACGGAGATGAACTGAATCCAGTCGGCTGAATTTCAAGACCAGCAGCACCAGCATTGGTAACCTGAAACGCAGCCGATCCGCTGGTGTGTCCAACGATTACCCGATTGTTCGTCGAATCCACCTTCAGGGTGCTGGTGTCCACCGTCAGATCGCCGGTGATGGTGGCGGAGGCGAGGGTGGCGGTGCCGCCGGAGCCTAGGATCTGGTTGCTAGTGATCTTCTTCGTGGTGCCTGAGGCAGCCATCGAATTATCTGAGATGTCCACAATCGGCAGAACGTCTGCCGCGGGATCGACGGTAACGATTGGGTTTAAGGCTGTGATTTTTAGATCTGATGCTGGCATAAATTACTCGTTTTCAATGATTAGTTTACTGCTGTCCTCCTGAAAGAGTTTGTAATTGTCCTCTAGCAGCAGGTAATAGCTGACGCCCGTAGTGATGACTATTTTGTATCCGTCCTCCAAGAGGTTGAAGTATCCATCCTCAAGCAACACGTCGCGACGGATAGCAGGCAGGTCGGCACCGCCGCCAGCCCCACCTAGGGCTTGCTGCGCACCGAGTCCTAGTCCTAGTCCTAGTCGCATCTCAAACGTACTTGCGGTTGTAGGCGATAAGCTGCCCGGAGGATACAGCCACCGAGGTGAACACGCCCGAGATTGAGTCGCCAGCCTGAACAGTCACACCGGCTGGGAAGTTGGTGATGTTGCAAGTGACAGCGCCAAGGATGGTCGTAGCAACAGCATGGATCTCCATGAAATTGCCAGTCACTGTGCCTAGGGATGCGTCGATAAATTTGCCGCCGTACTCGCCGGCGAGCTGACGATTAGATCCGGTGTTCATAGGGGGAAATTCTGGCTGCTTCTTTTGGCTCCTTCAAATCCAACTTGCAAGCGAGTACCTGTCGATTTCACTCGCACCTCGGGATTGTCACGCTCTACCTCGTTCAAAAATTGAGAATCTTTCCAGCAATCGTACCCGTACTTGGTCCCCCAGGCATGGTACAGAGTGGGGTCGATACGCATCCGAAGGCGACCGATGCCATCAACAGACCGTGTGTCTCGTTGGGAATCCTTGGCGATGCGGGTTTGATCAATGCCAGCCTTCACCCAGTCCTTCTGGATGCCCGACTGGAACTCCTTGATAATGGCCAAGCGCAATTCGCCGGGCATATCGTCGAGGGCATTTGCGATTACGGATGCTGCAGAATTATGTGCCATGAGAAAGGAAAGAGGGGAAGGCCCCGGAAGGCCTCCCCCATTGAGATTAGATTAGCTTGCGCCGTTGAAGAAGCCAAACCCAGACGGGTTTTTGCAAACCAAGCCGGCAATAGCCTCGATCAGTCGAGCAGGACCGCCGCCGGCGTCAGGCAGGTTTTTAACCTGGGGCAATTTGGCGTAGCGAACCTCGACCATGTCCATCGGAATGACGTAGCCCTTGAAGGCTTGGGCGGTGAGCGAGGTGCTGGTTTTACCCCCCAAAAACGTTGAAGGATGTAAAATTAGCCGTCCAAAATCTCCTTCAAAAAGATCAATCGACGCCTTAAAAGTATCGGAACCGAGATCCTGATTGAAGGTACGGACAGACGTTGCAGCAATGGTGCTGCTGTTCGCGGTCGTAGTGGTGGCACTGGCCGTCAGGTTGGTAAACGCACGCTTCAGCGTGGAACCCAAGATACAATCGTAGTCGCGGAAGGTGCCGGTAACGCCGTAGATGGCGGTCAGCACGTTCTGGACGGTGGACTCGGTGAACGAGGCAGTGGCCGTGGTATCAATGGCACCAGTGGCCGGCAGGAACGATGAGCCGGAGGCGCAGGCACCGATGTTGGCGGCATTGGT